TTCTAACCTTTCACCGCTTGAATTGTCAGAAAGTGTTCCAAGGGTTAGCCCTAATGCTGATATGCTATTAGCACTTAATTTATTACCTGTAATAGTTCCAGTTGCTAAGAAATTACCATCAATAAATTGCGTTTGAGCATCCCATCCAACACCATTAAAAATATAAGCTACATCTTCATTTAAGAAAATACTGTCGTTTATAAGTAATCTGTCTGTTTGTGCTGGCTCAATTGTTACATCGCCATATGCATGTTTAAATAATTTATTTAAAACTTTAGTAGTTTTTCCTGTTGGTGTACTAGCACTATCGCCCATTCCGCTATGATTTTCGCAATAATAATGTAAATTTGGGTCTGTACTACCTAATGTTAAAGTAGTAAATGCTCCAGATGAACCAGCTGTTCCTGTGCTATCAACTCCGTCTGAGGGAGCATTAGGGTAATATTGACCACCTCCGCCATGTGTACCATCACTTGTTGTTGAAAAATTTATTGGGTGATTTGAATTACTACTATGTGATTGGTCAAATTTATATTTATAGCCTTGTAACAATTCAATTGCTGGGGATTGTACGCCATCTAAATAAAACTGCCCTGCTACGACTGTAACTGTATAATCAATTGTATCTCCAGTATTTAATTCAGCGCGATACACACCACCACCTTTTATAGCTACTTCTTCATTTGTAGTTGCATTGGTACTTGCTGAAAATCCACTAACATTGCCTGACATATCTACAGATTTTAGCCAATAATACTTTGTAACTTCACTACCAAGATTTGGCCTAACAAAATTTGAGCCTGATGAAGAACCAACCTTTGCAGATGAACCACTGCTATTTGTTGAGCCTTCATATATGTCAACGTATCTTAGGTCTGCGTCTGCTGGATTAGTCCATTGAATTGTAATAACACCAGTGCCGCCTGTTGCACTTAATCCTGTAGCAACTGCTGGTGCTGTTGTATCGCCGCCTCCTGTAGCAGTTGTGCTTGAATATGCACCCCTATTACCATTTACTGTTACAGCTCTAACCCGAACATTATACTCAATATTTCTAACTGGTGAAATTTTAAATGTATTATCGGATGTTCTAGCTACTGCATAACCACTATCAGTAGTTGGTTTCCATTCTACCTCATAAAAATCAACCATTGCATTTGATGCTGAAGTCCATGCTAAACTAAATTCTGCAATTGCAGTACCATCCGTCTGTATTGACTTGCTATTTACGGCTGTAAAATTGCTAATAGTTAATCCATCTCTAATTTGTGTTAATGTTGTATCATTAGAAATTATTGTTGTTTCTTCATTATTCCATGAATAGGCCGCAGATGATGTTTCTTTTAAACTTAATCCTATTGTAGAACCTTTTTCATTTCCGTTAAAAGTCCATGCAATTACTTCAAATTTCTTTGAAGACCAACCATATCTTTCTACTGTTAAGTTTACAGTATCACCTATTTCTACAGCCATCGCTGTTAAATCAAATTCAGCACTCACAATTATTTGTTCTCTTGATCTGTGCAATGCTAATTTAGCAAGCCTTTGAGCTAACGCAGGGTTGGTTGTTAATGGTAAATCTAAATCCATTGTGCTTTCATAGACTGAACCACCATCTTCTGTAATAAATGTACTAGATGAAATCATTGGATAATCACCTAATATAAAATTCTGTTCTCTATCTGCAAACTGGCCTTGTACTTTATTAAATTGCTGTGATGTGCTGGATTTTGTTTGTACTGAAATTTGGCTTCTTAAATTGCTTTCCGTTAAAGTTACAGATGGTGTGTAGTAAACGCCTACTTTGAGCTTCCAATATCCTTGAGACCAATAAATTACGCCCTGACAACTTGTTAATAATTTTGCTATATTTTTTTCATATTCATGCTTACAGCTTAATGAGCCATTGCAAGTCATTTTATTTAAACCACCACTACCCAATGAATTATCACAAGCATTAAAAGCGGCTATGAATGTTGTGTCGTCCATGCTTGCAGATGGAACATCAAATCCATACTCAGAAGTCATATAGTCTCTAATACATAAAGCGGCATTATCAGACCATACTGTTGTATCAGTTGATGGGTTGTAAACTTTTTTGCCTTTTACCAAGCAAGTAACTACAGGTACGCCAGTTGTAAAAACATCAGGGTCGTATTCACACTTCATGTAAATGTAAGCTAATCCTTGATTTTTAAAGTTACTATCTACGCTTGTTGCTGAAACAAGACCACTATCAGCTGTAGTTTGATCTCCAAGATGCTTATAAATCCAAACCTTATTTGCGTATGTACCTCCAGTAACCATTCCAGAACTATTTATGGGTGAAAGCTCTCCATTTAAGTATATATCACCTAAAGACTCTACTTCATGTGCCGCTATGATAACTACTTGATGAAAAAATTGGTTACTGTTTGTTACTTCTTGAAATGTAACCACTCCACCTTTTCTTACTTCCCCATATACAACTTCATGAAATCCGCTAGGAGTAACCGCATTGACCATAGCGCCATTGCTACCTAAAGCACCATCGTCTAATTCTGGCATTTCTGGCATCATTGAAGCGGTAAGTGCAACTGTAGTTGCTACTATAACAGCACCACCAACGATTACTGCCGTAGTACCAGTAAAACCTAAAGCTCCACCAATTGCCGCCGCTGTAAAACCCATTACAAAAACCTCTTTGTGAAAACATTTTCTATGTGACTATAACCCATTCTGTTTAGAATAGCATCAAATGGTTTATGTATTTTTGAATTTATAATTAAAAAACTAATACCATCATCCTTTAAACATTTTTCTGCAAATTTTATTAATTTTATTCCCATAAAACCTTTTCTATGCTTTGGATGTAAAAAAATAATATCATTCATTGCATGTATATGCTCTTTATAGTGCAAGCTTCTATTTAAAATCACTATAAAATATCCTACTAAATAACCATCTTCCCTTGATGTAAATATTCTTAACTTGTCGTCTTGCTCCATTTTTTCATAAGCTTCCCAATCTGGGTCAAGCTTTATTACATCTTGATTGAGTGCTATTTCTTCCCAATGCAATGAAATTAATTTAGGTAGTTCTTTCTTTACCTGATGGTAAAATTCTTGCTGATATTCCATGTTTCCCCTTCTAGGGTTTAATCTGGTGGCTCATATCCTTTGCCAAATTCAAGCCTTTGTTCTTGTAGTCCAGTAATATATGACATTCCAGTGTCAGTCGGGTATCTTGATCTTTGACTTTCATTTGTATATTTTAAAACAGCTTTTCTTTTCAATCTTTTCAAATGGCTTTCTACTTTTAACTCAACAACACTTTGCTCTCCATTATCATTGAATGTCATAATATCCATTAATCCAGTAAAAAGAAAAATAAGATTATTGTTACCTTCTTCACCATAGTAAATATTACAAATTCTATTTTGATATGGTTCTGCTAATGCTCTAATTAATATAGTAGAATTTAAACCATTGAGCTTTAAGCTTGCCCCAGACGCTGTTAAATCATTTTTTTCATCTATGGAACTAATTTGCAATAAATCGCCAAGACCTTGATATGTAACGCCTGAAATGGTTTTATTTCCTATCCCAGTGTGCAAATACATTTGATTTGGTGCATCAAATAATAAATCAACAGCATAAAATGGCCTAGTAGATGCATTGGTAATAGCAGTCGCTATGCCTGATGGTATACTTCTTGCCATTATTCAGCTTTCTTTTTAGCCTTTGCTGGTGATTTACCACCTACCCATGCTTCATTGTAATCAGTTGTTATTGGGTCGTCTGCTTTAAGTTTCCCAGATGCAGTCCTAGCACGTACAGCTTTTGTTTCTTTAACTGGTGCGTTGCCTCCAACTTCATGTGCCATTCCCATGTCTATGAAGCCTTTAAAAATTTCGTCTTGCCACTTACCTTGTGATTTATATTCTTTACCATTTTCGTAAGTTGCTGTTTCAGCACCATCTTCTCTAGTAATACCGATTGATGATTTGGTCATAGTAATTTTCATTTGGGTACTCCCTATGTGAAAAGAAGGGGGACATAAGCCCCCCAACTATTATTATGATGTAGCGTGCTTTAGAACGCGCATTGCTTCAGCCAATACAACTTCACCACCAACACGACGACGAGCTATATAACGCACGTTTCCTGTTGAAGCTTGTGAGTATGGGTCACGCAATACTGATAAAGCTACACGATCAACAATCATATATCCGCGACGGAAATCGCCAAAGAATACTGATTTTGCACCAGAAGCCGCAGAAGCAACATCAGGACACTCAAGATATGGTGAGCCTAATATTGTGTTTGGCAATCCAGATTGACCAGAGAAGCCAGTTTGGAAGATGTACTGACCAGCAGTATCTTTCAGCTTACGGATTGCACCTAGCGTAGAACGGTTCATCAAGAATGTTGCATTGCTTGCATATTCTGTTTTTAAGCCGTGTACCAAATCCATTAGGTTATCTGTTGTAATAGCCGCAGAAGCCGCACCTGTTGCTTGGTGTGCTACTGTTGTGCCATCAGCGATACCTGTTGGTTTGTTTGTGCCGTTACCAGAGATAAACGCCGCGCCTTCAGCTTTTGCAAACTGTTCAGCAAATTCAGAGTTCATTTCAGCTTCAATATCAAACACGCTATCTTCAAGCAATTGACCAGAAATATCTACAAGAGCATACATTTCATGTGTTGGGATAACATTCAAAGAAGTTGTGTATCCAGTTGTCTCTGAACGAGTACCGCCTTCAGCAGTCCAAGCCGCCGCGAAAGTCGCAGTTTTGCTAGGAACTTCAATTTCTTTATTTGATGTTTGACGAACACGAGCAACAGAACGTACAGGAGAAATCTCGGTGATTACCTTGATTAACTCATTTACATATTCTGCTGGTGCTAAGTTACCAGCCGTAGCCGCTGTGCCAACTGACAAAGCTTTCACTTCTTCTGGTGCCATTTGGTCTTGGCCTTTACGCATGAAGCTGTCCCAAGCTTTAAGGGATAAATCAACTTCTTTAGCTTCCATCATGTTTGCTGGACGCTTTAGCATTGTTTCGATTTCATTTAACTTTGCTTCGAAACCTTCAGCGTGTTTTTGCTGTTGTGTCATAGATTGATTAATGGTTTCGAATTTGTCCATATCTGCTTCGATACGA